ACTCATTTAGTTAGTCCCCTAAGATATCGTTTAGAGCACGATTAATGCGGTCTGCTTTTGTCAGGTGAGTCTTAACTTCTTGTCCTTCTGCTACCAGAAACGCACCAGTTGTGCTTGGCTCAGAGACCAAATCAAAACACAGAAGCTGAAAGTCGTCTTCTACCATGGTAATTCCGCCTTCTTGACGAGTCGATCCAAGCCCTCGACTTGATATACCAAGCTGAACGCCTCCTTCGACTAGCTGTTTAGCTATTCTACCGGCAGGGGTATCTAAAATTTTCATTTTACCCATAACGTCGTCGCCCTTCCACCAAACTTCGGTAACCAGATGACTTGCGTTTTTAAGTTCAACCACTGAACTGTCTGGATGGTCGAGTTCGCCGATAGCACGACCTTCACGAACAAGCTTTTCGTAGTTCTTCATCTCTCTTTCAAGGATTGGTCGTGGGTAAATGCGTCCGTTGCCGTTCTTTTTGCCGGCAGCTTGGATTTTTCCTGCTACGATAAGATGTTTTCCTTGGCGATTACCTTCACGTTCTTCTTCCGTGAGAAGATCGTCGCTGTAATCTAGGTTCATAAACTCTTGTAGTACGTATTTCTTAGTCATTTTTTATCTCCTTTGGAGTGCGGGCGTTACCCGCACGATACTGCTACCCCTGCAACACCTGGCGACTGGTCTTAGTCTCCACTTTTGCGTCCACATTCCCTTTAATTCGGTATTCATGTTGAAAACCCCCATCTGATATTAGCATACACAATGCATAAGACGTTCCAGAAGACAACCACCCTAACAATAGAGCGTTTACCACAGTAACATCAAATGTAAATAGTTCTGTAAAAGGGTTTAGGAGAAAGATGGCTACTCCAGACCAAAACCCAATACACATGGGGCAGTGAAAAAAATAATAGTCCGGTCTTAGTGGTTCAAATAATTTAGAATATGTTAATATTTGTGTCAGTCCATAAGCGCACAAAATAAAAAATAGCAGACTCATTTCTATCTTTCTTAGTAGCGATACCCATAGCCATAATAGGAGTAAGTGGGGGTCTGGCTGCCTTCTGGGGTGTCCTCATACGGCGGAACTTCCCCAGCCTCGGTTGATTTCTGTGCGTCGGGGTCTGTAAAGTTGTCTTCGATGTTGGCATCGTAATTATCAAATACTATTTCGTCGTCACTAGTTTCTTTTATATATCTTTCTATCTGCAACAAAACAGCCTGTAGCGGATCAACATCTGCCTCTGCGGGGTATTTTGCTTCCATGGTGCCAAAAGTAACGCCGCCTTCGACCTCAAACCCCTCTGTTACTCCACCCTTAAACAAGGAGTAGAAAAACTCTTTTTGTGTTTGGAAAGTGTCAATCTCAGCGTATGGTTTTGGTATCGTAATTATTTTATTATCTTTTGGCACAACAACTATGTCAACATGCTTGTGATCGTTTATCAACAGATTCCCGTCAAGTGTTTTGCTAACCTTTAACGATATTGTAGCCTGTGTTGGCTTGCTTTCTGTTTTTGTATTATCACCTATTTTAATCTTAATCGTCATTGTTTTTATACTCTTCGGACAAACTTTGAAGTTTTAAAATTTTTGATAATTCTTTTGGTCCAACGTTGGAAACGTCAAAGTCTTCTATCAAAGAAATTGTTCTTTTAGTGTTTTCTACCATAACTTTGTCGTTTTTGACTTCTTCGGTGACAAGAGACTGTTTGACCTCTTCAAGTATTCTAGACAATTCTTCAGCTAGATAAACTTTAAAATCAACGCCATTGTTAGAAAAGGAAACAATATACTTTTCTAAAAGTTTCTTCTGTGATTCAAGCAAAGAAAAGTATTTGGTATTGAAATTTTCAATAAACTTCTTGACTACAAGGGAATCAACTGGTTTCATCTCTTTGCTGTCTTCCTCTGTGCTAGTTAGAGTTGACAGGATTTCTGACTCAAGAAGAACCCTGTTCTTGACAGGAGTTTTATCGCCAAAAATCTGAGAGATTGTTGCATAGTTTTTATAGTTTGGAACAAAGTTTTTATATACGTCTGCACCTAAGTCTACATTGATTCTTTTTATTAGCTTTGACTGCTCCAAAAAAATCTCATCTTTATCCAGGCTTCCATGCTTAGATTTTGTCTCAAAAATTAACTTTTCCGCAGTATACCTGTCAAGACCTGATTTTTCACGCAGGGCGTTGTAACAGTCCAACTCTTCAGACAGGGTTTTACCTGCCCCAAACGAGTCTTTGAAAATTGTTTTAATTTTCTTCGACCTGTTAGAGTCTCCAGAGACAAAAGTTTTTGTCATTTCCCTTACTAATACTTCAAATAAAAAAGCAGTATTTCTCTTTTTATTATGTTTTTTCTTCATTTTTGCGCTCCAACTGCTCTATCAATTTTTTAACTTGGTGTTGAGAATCTTTAAGTATTTTTTCCTCGTTATTCATACTCTCTCCCACAACGCCCCTCGATAGCGGTCCAAGTTCACCAGACCACCCTTTAAATAGGTTTCGTTTAGAGGATGAGGCAACATTACTTCCAGTAGATGACATATAACTACGCTTTCTAGCCCCTTGTCTCCACTTTGGGGCTTTAACTCTCATATATCCGTTATCATTACGCTGTCCGGGCTCAGCCTCATCCGGCTCAGCCAAAAGGGGTCCTTCTTCTTCGCCCTCTTCACCCTCATCTCCCAAAAGGTCCTCTTCTCCTTCGCCGCCCTCGTCGCCAAGTAGGTCGTCTAGTCCGCCCTCATCACCACCGAGGTCACCAGCCGCCGCTTCGCTAGCGCCTTCAATGAGGGCTGACAGTTTAGCGTCGGAAAATTGTTCTATTTGTATTCTTTGGACCTCTTCCTCAGAGAGTTTGAAGATATTTTTGTATACCCACCTCTTTGAGAAATATCCATCAGTTGCACTGCCAGCAATATCAAACTTAGTTCTAAGGTGTTCCAACTCTTGTAGTTCGGCTAGCTTAGAGGGATTATTAAGAGTTAACTTAAATGCTAAAAGGTCCTTGTCTCTAAACCCAAGAGAGAACAAGTGAACTATGCATAGCTTTTCTAACTCTGCTATGATAACTCGCTGGAGCCTCTGTATGGTTCGAGCAAATCTAATGTCTTTTTGCGCCAAAGTTGTCTTATCTTCCATAGCATCAGATTGAGCTAGATAAGCCTTTGGGACTTTAAGCGCCGAAAACAGCTTGTCTCTAAGGTACTGAACGTCATCAATGTCACCAGTAAACTGACCGCCGGCAATTGTTTCAATTCGTGTGTTGTTATTACCACCTCTAATTGGAATGTAATAGTCCTCATCAATACTCATGGCATTATAGCGTAGATCTACACGACCACTATCTTCGTCAACGATCTGATTGCGTTTCATTTGTGTCTTGACTCGCTCGATGTATTGTTCTACATCCTCAGCAGCGATATTGCCGACATCAATGTAAAAAACTCTTCTCTCAGGAGATCTGACAATTCTGTAGGCCATCATTGCATCTTCTAGCAGCGATAATTGTCTCCAGATTCTTCTTGAGGGCTCTAATACCGAGGTGCCGTAGGGGACGTACTTGTCATTTCCTAGAACACGGAAATGAGAAACCTGCCAATTTTCAAACGTAACCCCTTTGCCAGCATCAGAGTTCTCCCAAAAGTATTGGATGTAGTTTGGATTTGTGGGGTCAGTCCCCTCAATTCTCTGAACCTCTCTGACAGGCAGGGGTATTACGTTTGTTATACCTAGCGAATCGTCTATATCAATATAAAGATAATAGTCCCCATATTTACACATGCTTCTCGCCCAACCAAAAAGGTTTGAATCAACATTTAGAACACCGTAAAGAAGCAAGTTAATAATTTCTTTTATTTCTTGATTGTGACACTCAATATTAACAATTGGCGACAAAGCGTTGGATGTGGTAATCTCATCAGCATATACATCTAGCGCAGAAGCAATTTCTGGCATGTACTCCATCTGCTCGAAGTCAGTGTATCTAACTTGTTTATTTCTAGCGTGAAGGACTTTGCTGTTATAGTCTGTAAATGGATTGTAGTATTCTTTTTTCTTGAACTCTTTTCCTGTGTTAGACTTAAAGGTATATTTCTTTATGTCCCTGCTTTTAGACAAAGCAGGAGAAGGACGGTCGTAGTTAACTATGGGGCCACTAAACAACCTTGTCAGTCTCTTAAACAGACTTGATTGAGAGTTTCTAGGGTTGTTAGCGTTATTGTTTGAATTATTATCGCTCATGTTTTATCCTTTGATTATCCAGCCTAAGTCGTGAGTTCTTCCATCTGTGCCTTTAAAGGTTGTTGCTTGTGGCTTGTGTCCGATTTGCCCTGGTATTTTTGTATTAAAACTAGTTGTAGATACTGAAATGCCGTCCAACATTGCTTTTTTATGTTGAATTTGTTTTTTGTTTACAACTAAAGCAGTGTCTCTAACCCAGCAACTAATTGCAGATGCTATCACCAGATCATCGTTATAACTTCTCATCGCTTGTGGTCTCCCATTATGCCACACAAAAGTTTTAATTTCGTTTGTTAACCTCATGGAGTTAATATTAATTAGTTTATTTCTAACGAATTCTTCAAACTTAGCGATTACAAGAGGTCGGGTCTTCATTGACATTGTAAAACCTGGGATGCCCCCAATGGCTTCTGCCGTCAATTCATCGACATATTCGTGAGTTGATTTAACGCTGTGATATAAGTTTTTATATTCCAAATCTTTTAGACGGCTGAGAACTCCAATGCCTAAAGAATTGTTTTCAATAACAAGCAGTGCATTGTTGTACTCACTAGCCATTGAAAACAAGAGAGGAGCAAACATATCAGGAGTAATTTTACCCTGATACTCTGCCACTTGTGTCATGGTTTGAACTTCAAATATTTGCGCCACGCTAAAGTCAGACCCGTCGCCTCTAGCAACGTCTGCTGTTAGAAGATATTCACATCCATCCTCTGGCTCTTTCCAAATCCAATAATTCCTATCAAAACCAGTTCTATGTCTTGGTTCTTCTAGGTTATCTAAGATTAGTTTTAGATCATCCCCGTGAATCACAGTCTCACCTGAAGCATTAAAGTTACACTCTAATTCTTGAGCTATCTCCCTTCGAGACATGTTTCTTGTTTCTTTCTCGAACCATTCGCCGTCTCTTTCTGGGTGGACGTTCCACGGCAACTTAATAGTGTGAAAATCGTTTTTGCTTTCCTCAGCCTCAGTATATGTTTTGTGAAACCAGTTACCAACTCCGTTTGGGGTTGATAGTGCTATGCAGCGCCCACCAGTTGAAAGCGTGGGGTACAAACCAGCCCACAACTCTTCCATGCCTTCAACAAAAGCAGCCTCGTCTACAACCAAAAGTGATAGTGCCTCTGATCGACCAGCGTCGCCAGATGTTGATGACGCTTTAACTTGAGATCCATTGCTTAGCTCAAAAGAGGTTCTGTTATCTATTGATATGCTAGCTATCTTAAGCCAGTCTGGCAAATGCTTATGAATAGCTTTTATTTTCTTTACTAGGTTAGTGGCAGTTCCTAGCTTTGTGGCGACTACCAAAACATTTTTGTCCCGGTGGAACAACATCATCCAACAAACATATGCAGCGACTGTAGTTGATATGCCTAACTGCCTAGCTTTGAGGATTACGCTAAATCTGTTATCTTTAAAATCTATTAGAGCATCTTTTTGAAAATCATACAACTCAAAATCTATCAAACCCTTTAGCGGATGTGATATCTTTGCATAGTTAACACAAAAGTAGGCCGGATCTTTGCCGCAACGGACAATCTCTGCCATAGCCTCTCTTTTAG